ATGTTACAAAGTTTTTTAAAGAATTTAAATTTAAATGTTAATGAGGCAGTCAGAATAGATTGTCCTATATGCTTTCATAAAAAAACCTTCTCTGCACTAAATAGTGGTGACCAAATAGTTTATAATTGTTTTCATGCTGATTGCAATCTTAAAGGCAGAACAAGAAGTGATTTATCTAAAAGATTATTTCAACAAGTAGAAAAAGAAAAAGAACCAGAAATATTTTACTATAGAAATCATTGGGAAGAAAAATTAGAAAACAAAGATTACAGAGAATATGTTACACACTATGATTTACAAGATTACTATGACATTATTCGTTATGATAGACACACTCATAGAGCAGTATTTTTAGTTAAGAAAGATGATAAATTAGTTGATGCAGTTGGTAGGGCATTATACAAAAACAAAAAACCAAAGTGGTATAGGTATGGTAATTCTGGTTATCCATTTATACATGGAAATAGTGATACAGCAATTATTGTGGAAGATGTGGTATCTGCACTAACTCTATCTAAATTTTGCACTGGTATAGCATTACTAGGAACTAACTTATTGCAATCCCATATTGATGTGTTAAAGAAATATAAAAAGGTTGGAATAGCACTTGACAAAGATGCAAGTAAAAAAGCTGTTAAGATATTAGATGATTTAGCTTTAAATATGAACGCTAAGTTTTTATTGTTAGAAGAAGATATAAAAGAAATGTTAGATGAAGATATTAAAAAGTTAGTAGATAAAGTAAACAATAAAGCTTGGGGTTGGATGAATGATACATACTGAAATCCTATCTATTTGCTTAAATCACGAACACTACAACAAAGTTCGTAGGTTTATTGATGTTGACATGTTTAATCACGAATATGGCATGGTATACACTCTAATAGAGAAAATACATGACAAATATCCTGAAAAGATACTAAATCTGCGAGAATTAAAGGTCATGTATGCTGACCTATATCCCGCAGTACCAAAGGCTACTAGGCAGAATATAGTGGATAAGATAGAAGAACTAGATGAAAATAGTTCCATATCGGAACTAAATTTTGATGCTATAAAAAACTTTTGGGCTAGGCAACAAGCAAAAGAAATAGGCGAAAAAGCCGTTGACATTTACACTGGTGCTGACAAAGACATAAGTAGTCTACGAAGATTAGTAGAAATGTTAGACGAACAAAACATGGTAGGTAGTGATACTTACAAACTTGTTGAAGAAGATATTGAAGAATTATTTACATTAAATAGTAATAGTGGAGAGTTTAAGCACAGGTTATTAACAATAGCTGACAATGTTCCCGCTTTAGAACGAGGTCACTTTGTTATTTTATTTGCTAGACCAGAGATAGGTAAGACGACATTTTCTAGTTTTAATGCATCTGGTTACATACAACAAGGAAAGAAAGTGACATACTGGGCTAATGAAGAACCCGCAGTAAGAATTAAACTTAGAATAGTGCAATCATATTTTAATCAAACAAAAGAACATATTGCTGACAACTTAGAAAACTTTAAAGAAGAATACCTAACAAAAATAAAACCTTACTTAACAGTTTTTGATAGTGTAGGTACACACATTGATGAGATAAATGAATACGCAAGAATTTATAAACCCGATGTAATGTTTATAGACCAACTTGACAAAGTTCACATAACTGGTAATTACAATAGAACAGATGAAAAATTAAAAGATGTTTATGTGAGAGCAAGAGAAATAGCAAAACGACATGAATGTTTAATGTGGGCTGTGTCACAAGCTAGTTATGAGGCAGAAGGTAAATCAATAATAGATTATTCTATGTTAGATAATTCACGAACAGGTAAGGCGGGAGAAGCAGATTTAATTTTAGGTATAGGAAGAGGTGCTGACAATAATGATTTATCAGACCCTTATCGTTGCATAACAGTAAGTAAAAATAAATTAAATGGTTGGCATGGTTCAAGACATGCAAGAATAAGTATACAGAGGGGAGTTTTTGAAAGTGATAACGACAGTTGATGTAGAGACGACATTTGATGTTGATGACGAAAATAAAATAACATCTAGTCCATTTAACGGAAACAATTTAGTTTCTGTTGGCTATAAGATTGATGACAATCCAGTTGAGTATTTATGTTTTTATCATAGAGATGAACCACCAACACCTAATGCACAAAAGATTTTACAAAATGTTTTAGATAAAACTGATGTACTTATAGGACATAACATAAAATTTGATTTTAGTTGGTTAGTACAGTGTGGTTTTACTTACGACAAAAAGTTACATGACACTATGGTTATGGAATATATTATGGCAAGAGGTATTAAGTGGGGATTTTCATTAGAAGATTGTTGTAAAAGAAAAGGTGTTGCACTTAAAAAAAGTGAACTAATTCAACCATTTATGAAGAATAGAGTATCATACGAAAGGATACCTTGGACAATAGTAGATGAGTATGGTAGACAAGATGTTGAAAGTACTTATCAATTAGCAATAGCACAGTTAAGTAAATTTAAAATTAATTGGGGAGATTTATATGACAACTAGCATTGTGCCAACAATACAAATGTCAATGGAACTGACAAAAGTTTTATCTGATATTGAAATGAATGGTTTACATATTAACACTGAAATTTTAAATAACATAAAAGTTAAGTTTGAAAAAGAGTTAGTAGACTTACAAAAATATTTAAATGAAAAAGTAAAAATATTTATGGGTGATACTCCTATAAATTTAGATTCACCAGAAGATAGGTCGGTGCTTTTTTATTCGATGAAAGTTACTGACAAAAAAATGTGGGCTAGAAGATTTAATATTGGTTATGAAGAAAGAGGTAATACAAGAAAACCTAAAAGAAGAACTAACTTTGCTAGCATAAATGATTTTTATGTAGAAATAAATTCTTTAGCAAGACCACAATTTAAAACACATGGAACTGTATGCCATAATTGTGAGGGAACTGGTAAATACACTTACATGAAAAAAGATGGTACACCTAGTAATGTAAAAAGACATTGTAAAACTTGCGGTACAAAAGGTTTAATATTTAGAAATACAGATGAAAGAGCGGGGCTTAAATTAAGACCTAGAAATGTTATTGATTGCTCTGCTATGGGATTTAAAACTGACAAAATAGTTTTAGAAAGTTATCTATCAACAACAAAAGGTGTGCAACACGAATTTTTAAAAAGGTATGTACGCTATTCTGCTATAAGAACTTATCTAAGAACTTTTGTTGATGGTATGCAAAAAGCTATTAGTAAAGACGGGATGGTACATCCCCAATTTATGCAATGTGTTACGAGTACTGGCAGACTATCTTCTCGTAATCCCAACTTCCAAAACATGCCTAGAGGCAATACTTTTCCTGTTAGAGAATGTGTTACATCTAGGTGGGAAGGTGGGAAGATACTAGAAGGTGATTATTCACAACTTGAATTTAGAGTTGCAGGATTTTTAGCTAAAGATGAACAAGTTTTAAAAGATATAAAAAACAAAGTTGATGTTCATAACTACACCGCAAAGATACTTGGAGTGTCACGACAAAAAGCTAAGTCAGATACTTTTAAACCGCTATATGGGGGTATCCTAGGTACTCCAAAACAGATGCAATACTATCGTGCTTTTAAGAATAAGTATGCGGGAATAACTAGGTGGCATGGTGAATTACAAAACGAAGCACTTATGTCAAATAAGATAAGATTACCTAGTGGTAGACAATATTTTTTCCCTCATGTTGAAAGATTACGCAGTGGAAGTGTAACAAATTCTACTGCTATTAAGAACTATCCTGTACAGGGGTTTGCTACAGCAGACCTACTACCACTTGCATTAATTAATTTAAATAAGCTATTGACAAAAAACGAATTGAAGTCTATTATATGCAATACAGTACATGATAGTATCGTTTTGGATGTGTATCCAAACGAAGATAAACAAGCTATCGAAACTTTAAAGGAGGCTATGCTGTCTATTTCAGACGAATGTGAAAAGCGGTATGGTTTTAAATATACAATGCCAGTAGGAATTGAATTAAAAATCGGTGATGATTGGCTTAACATGAAGGAGATATATAATTCCGATGATTGAAAATAATACACAAATAAACGCAGTTACTATACCTACTGATGTAAGTAGTTTAAGTGATTCAGAATTAATGAAACTAACAGGACAGTTAGATAATACTAGCCAAGAGGGTTCAGTTCTATCTAGACTATCCATTAATTATCAAACAGAAGATGAAAATGATAATCCTCTACCAAGAGGACAATTCACTTTAAAAGTTGATGGTGATAGTGTATACGCTAAAACCGCAACATTTAGACCTTTTATGAGAATGTTTGCTTATAGTTACTGGGATAACAATGAAGAGGTGTTTACATCAAGTGTGCAAAGACCATCTTTAGGAGACCAGTTTCCAGATTCTCATGGGGGCTATAAGTGTGGAAAATTATCTAGAGAACAACTTGAGGCATTAGCTGAAAGTGACCCTCAAAGAGTAATCCAAAGTTCTATAAAATGTAATCAAGTTATGTACGGGGTTGCTGATATGGAAGGTAAAAAATCTGATGGAAAAGATGTTAGTTTAAAACAAATTCCTTGTGTTCTTTATGCTAAAGGTGTTAACTACATACCTATGA